GTAATCATACTAGTGCTATCATGCGAACTTGTTCTAATTTTGTTAGCAACTATGTTAACATTTTGTCCAGCGGTTAAGTTAATATCTCTATCTGCTGTAAAGTTTAAATCTTGTTGTGAATGTACACTTATACTATCTGTACCGTAAATATCAATTTTACCGTTGCTGGTCATTTCGATCCAACTAGTACCTCTAGAATTTGCAATGTAAATTAGATCTTCGGAATTATGCATCAATATTTGATGCCCTGTTCGTGTACGCATACGGAATAATTCGTTATGAGGTCTAGTAACATCGCCACCTTCTTCTTGTGCTTCAATGTTAGCATACTCCATCGGAGTATCTTTAGGATGACCTTTTCTTAAAAATTTGTCATCTCCGTCGTCCATTACAAAACTAGAACCACCTAATCTACTTTTTGGGTAATTTAATTTATTTCCTTTAAATCCTATTTCTGCTTTAGGTGCGCCTTCACGTTTATCTAATGGTCCAGGAGTGCTCCAGCCAAAGACTGCACTAGGCAATTCTCGTCTTGCACTAGAACTTGTAAGTCCTCTAGTTTCATCATCACTTAAACCAGAAACAATATAATTTTTTAATAAATCTAAATGTGTAGGCTTTCTATGCGTAGTTGGTTCTGTGGTTGGATCTGTAGTTGTAAGTTTATTGTATTCTACAGCAGGTGCTTTTTTATTAAAGTCTTTAAGTAATGACGTTGAAGCATAGCCTGGTGTCATAAAGTTCATAAATTCGTCTTGTACACACCCAATCCAATAACACTTACTTGTGTTTCCTTCCACAAAAATAACAAGTACCCGTACACCCACATCTGGTGGTACAGCCCATATACCATAACTTTGTTGACTGTTTCTATAACCTTCATTTTTAGTATTTCCGCTTACAGGTGTTACTCCATAAAACGGACTTAGGTACATTGCTTCAAAAACTTGTCCTGAACGTTCTGGCTGATTACCCGAACCTGTTGATTTTAACAACTCAACTTGTAGTGTACCCATATATTTGGTGTCTAAGTTGTTTACAACTATTGCTTCGAACGGACCAGTTTGACTAGTGCTTTTAGGACTGGATCTACGTATGTCTTCATATGCCATTTTATGTTGGTCCTATATTTTTTAAATCTCTATTCAACTTTGCTAATTTAGTTGCATTTGCCGTCGCTACTGCTTCTAAATTATTTGGAATAGTCATATTTACTGTTGGTGCTGTATTAGCAATTTTTTGTAAGCCGGATATGTTTCCTACTGTGTTTGTTACTGTTGTTCCAAATTTTCCTAAAACATCACTCCCACTTAAATTTACCTGACTTAGTGTTTCTGAGGCGAAGGTTGTGGCGGCATTTTTTAAATTATTAAATTCTGATCCAATTTTTCCTAGGTCTGCAATACCAATTTGTTCTTGTATGGTTTTTAACGAAGCACCTATTCTACCAAATGCATCTAATGCTGGTAAACCTAACGACTGTGCTTGCTGTGAAACAAGTTCATTTAAACCTTCGTATCCAGGCAATAATAATTCAACTTCTTTTTTATATGCTTGCAAGTTTTCAGTAGCACCTGTTGTGATTGCCGCATCAGAAACTTTTTTAGCATAGTCAACTGCTTTCTCATTCATTGATTCGCTTGCTTTAGTAGTTTCAATAAATGCTCCAAGATTCTGTGTTTGGGTCTGTTCAGTTTGTGCTCTTACTCTAGTCATTTGTAAAACTGTAGTGTATGAATTATTGTTAATTAAATGATTAACAAAATTAACACGATAAAGACCACTAAACGTATCCACAATAATTAATTCTTCAGGAAATATATAATCTCCTTTGTCTGGATCAAAGTCTATCGGAGTTCTAAATAATATGTTTACATGTAGTTCTCCATTGTTATAATTTGCATGTCCGTCTTTAGTCATATTAATATACGATGTTTCTTCAGCATGATAATTGCCTACACCGTTGTCTGACAAATAAAACGGATCTCCCATAATAGTCATATTAATTTTTACCATGTCAACTAAAGAATTCATAAGTCTATCGTTAAACATTCTAGCAATTCCAATTTCAGAGTTATCAAATCCAGAGCCGCCAGAATTACCAGATCTTGTGTTTACAATTTCTGATTGTTTTGCCGCAGGTTCTCCTGACGATAATCCGTTTGGTCCATCGTTGGTTTTGTACGATGGCTCTTTGCCACCTGTTGTTTGTGTTCCTGCCGCTCCTGTTGATTGTGCCGCAGTTGACGAACCTCTATCTGCTGTTATTGGATAGATAAAACTTTTGTTGTAAGCAATTTCAAACTCTAATATATCTTTGTTTTTACCTGTATAGATATAATTGTATTCTTTTGCCGCTTGTGCTTTTAATTCTGGTACTCCTTTACTTGCAGTAGTTGGAGCAGAAAACACACTATGGTGTACATAGTAAGGAACAATCCTATAAGTGTATACAGAGGGCACTCTTCCTGTTTTTGCTATTTCACTATTAGTAGGAACTGTATAAACATCTGTTTCTACTCTATACCATTTAATATATCCAAACGGATCTTTAACATCTCTTAATTGTTGAGCAAGTTCTCTACCATACATACTAGTAATTAAAACTTCCTCAATAATTTCTTGTAGTCGTGTGCCTGCACTAAATTTATAAGTACGAACTTCGCCGTTAAGTTTCATATTAGATCCTGCACGAGCAAATATAGGATACTTTGCTTGGAACTCTTCGTTTTTCTTTTTTAATTCTTCATTATCTTTTGCAATTTGTTCATTGGTTGCTTGAACTTGTGCTTTTCTAGCAACAAATCCGTCGATACCACCCCCTTGAACATTTTTTGGTTCAGGCATTGGTTGTGCGCCACCTTCAAAAGGACTGTCAAGCATTTTTGATGCACCAATTTCATTTTGGCTAAATGAACTTGAGGCATATTTTTTAAGTATGTTATCTAGTCTGCCTGCATTTTTTACATTGCCTGACATTGTTGCAAGATACTCATCAAAATCTTCTGGCACTGGTTCGTCACTGCCGCCTATACTTTTCCAATATGCTTCTAAAATTTTTGGATTAGTTACATGTTCTTTAGTTTCGTCGACGTCTATTATATCGCCTTCAGCACCTTCGTTAAATGAACTAGGATTCACTGTTGCAGAATTATTTGTTTCTGCATTTGCTGTAGGACTAAAAGTAGATGCTCCTTCTTTTGGAAAAATAATTACAAATTGATCTGCAACTGAAACTTGATCTGCTTCTTGCATTTCAAGTAATCTATTATTCATAATGCCTGTTACACTTTTTCCACCTGTTTGTAAAATTTCTCTAACAGTTCTACCTGTAACTGCAATATCTGTTTTAACCTGTTGCACACTATCACGCAATGCACGTTCATTCCATGCAATGGCTTCGACTTGATATGTTGAACCGCCTTCATTAACTGAAAATTGTGAAGTTGTAAGTGAAATTGGAATAAGTCTTCTTGCATATGGTACATCTACTTGTGTTCCGTCAACTGTCCAACCTTTAAAATCTAATTGTAAACAAAAACATGCTGTTGTATAATCCATAAAGCCTGCCTTTGCCGCGGCAACACTTAATGCTTGATAAAACAGTCCCATACTATATGGTTCCATTACATCAAAAGTAATTTTTGTTACATTACTATTTGTACCATAAGATAAACTTGGTGTGATATTTGCACCAACATCTAAGTTGTCAATAAAAAATTCTACATTACTACCTAGAGCCTTTTCAACTTGTGTTTTTTGTTTCTTAGAACCTGCGCCACCACCACTTTGGCATACAATATTATTCAAGCCGGTTTTACGATAAGTGTTATCAGGATCGGAAATTTCTTTATGACTTAATGCCGCAAGTGTAATAATACAGTTCATACTTGCAAAATTTTCTAATTCATTAGGCCAAGGTGGTTGAGATTCTCCTGGTACCATTTGTCCTGCTTTAGTTGTGAATCCAATCGGACCTGGTTTTGCTCGTAAGTTACTTTTAAATTCTTTAGGATGCATTGATGCAAATAAACTTCCGTCTTTTGCAGAAGATGTAAACCCTTGTATTTTTCCTAAGGCTTCATCTACCCCTTCTACTTTGAATTGATTCAAAGTATTGTTAAGTTGTCCTTGCAATTCTCCTGCAATATCTGGAACAGCCGAACTTATTTGTGCAAACTTGTTAGACACTTTATTGACTAGCGATCTAAAATTCAATTTATACTCCTAGTACGTTTCTTAGTGAAGGACCTTTTGGTATGAATATTTGTACTCCTGCTACCATGTCAAATACAGGATCTTTTATTGTATCCATATTACGTTGTGCAAATACCCACCACAACTTACTATTACCATACAAATCGTATGCAAGTAAATCTGGTCTATGTGTATACTGTGTTTCTATCGTATATAAAAAATCATCTGCTTCTGCAGGAACAGGACGTATTTGAAAATTTCCTAAATATTTGTTATCAACAATAGATGTATTTGCCCAAGGACTAGACTTATTATATGATGCTGACATTATACAAATCCTCTCGTGCTAATTAAGTTTCCATTTATAAAATCATTAAGGCTAAATTGTTCAACATGCGATCTACTGTAAACAGGTTGTAATGTTACAGCCATTAAACTTTGTGTTGGTACCCATGTACCTGGTGCGCCTTCAGTTTCGCCTGCTTCGGCTCCTGAAATAGTTGTTTTCATATAATCAACATCTTGTGGTAAGTCAACGTTAAAACTTGTTACTACACAAGGAACATTTTTAAAAACATATTCTCCATATCCATTGAATTTTACAATTGGAGGTGGATTGCCTGTATTAGATCCGTTGTCTCCATAAAACATTTTGGTTAGTGTACGTAAAAACGTAACTGCCGCTACCCAATATTCTGCATCTGCGTTTGTTTCAATAAAAAAATCACCTGAAACTGTTATAGCGTCCACAGCGGAATTCTGATAATTGTAAAAAGGATAATTAGTATGTACAGGTTGCATCGAACTATAAGATGCACTGTGTGAAAAGATTACAGACGGAGTAAAAGGAAATATCATTCGTTCACCTGAGTCAATTAAAGGATTAATTAATGTCGACTCAAGTTCTTTGATCACCGGAGGAATAGAAATACTTACACGCCAATCATTGTCAGCGGCTTTATCAACAACTTTTGCTTCTGATGTTGTTTTTGAAACAGGAACACCATCATGTGGTAAAGGCCCCCTGCGAACAGAAGATGCATATTCACCTGCATCATGTGGATGAGCAATAATTCTTTTTGCTTTTTCCTTGATTGTGCTTTGAACAGTACCAAATTCATCATAGGCATGATCAATGTGTGGATTACGTTGATATCGGTTAGCGGCCATTATTACTCCTGTTAAACTTTATAGTATTATTTAGTTGACTTTTTTAACTACGTATATTATAATGTATGTAATACTTTAAAAACTGGAGCCCTAATGAGAAAAGTAAATTACTTAAACAACAAAGATATCTTAAAAGAGATACACAAGTCCAAAAGTACATTTTGTAGTTATATGGACGACGAGTATGCTAATTTTGACATAATTTTAACCGATATTGACAAAATCAACATACGCACTATAGCAGAAGCAAAGCGAAATAAGGCAAAAAAACAAAGTCAATTAGCATTTGAGACTAGAAAAGCGGCAGGTGAAAAGATAAAACAAGCCGAATGTGAAGTAGACTATAGAAAAATTACAAAAGAAGAATTAATTTTTAGAATTATGACATTTGATCATATTCCTGAAGAGCCTGGACGTAAAAAGAACCCAAAAACAGTAGCAGATACTAGAGTAAAGTTAAATTTTCCACCATTTCAGCACTTTAAGTTTAATGATGACGGTGAATTAGTATGTGTAGGTAAAAGTCATTGGGAAGGTGGCATGGAAAATGGCGGATTTAGCAAATCACACGGTAAAGCAACTAATAAACTTGCTATGATGTGGATGAAGTTATGTGATAGATATGCAACACGCGGTAATGTACGTGGATACACCTACAATGACGAAATGCGCGGACAAGCAATACTACAATTAGCACAAATTGGACTACAATTTGACGAATCTAAGTCACAAAATCCATTTGCATACTATACAGCGGCGGTTACAAACTCATTTGTACGTGTTATTAACCTAGAAAAGCGTAATCAAAATATTAGAGACGATATTTTAGAAATGAATAATATGAATCCAAGTTATACTAGACAACATGCTGGAGAATGGGAAGCATCACAGAAAAGACAAGAAGAACTTAATGCTAAAAAATAATTAAATTGTGGTTGACACATGTACATTTTTAGTATATAATTTAACAGTATAAAATAAGGATTTTAATTTGTTTAAGAAAGCGGCAGTCTTTACTGATATTCATCTTGGCTTAAAAGGCAATAGTAAAGTACATAACGATGATTGTGAACGTTTCATAGATTGGTATATTGCACAAGCAAAAGCCAATGGATGCGAAACAGGAATTTTTTGTGGCGACTGGCATCATAATAGAAACAGTCTTAATCTTACAACCATGGATGCAACAATACGTTGTATGGAGAAATTAGGTAGTTCATTTGAAAAGTTTTACTTTTTTGACGGTAACCATGATTTATATTACAAAGATAAGCGTGATGTAAACTCAACTGCGTTTGCTACATACATTCCGGGTATTACATTCATTGACGAAATATATCAAGAAGAAGATGTTGCACTGATTCCTTGGTTAGTAGGCGACGAATGGCGTAAAATTAAAGACATTAAAAGCAAATACATGTTTGGTCATTTTGAACTTCCAAGTTTTTACATGAATGCAATGGTACAGATGCCAGATCATGGAGAACTACGAGCAGAACACTTTGAACACCAAGAATATGTGTTTAGTGGTCATTTTCATAAACGACAAAAACAAGGCAAAGTACATTACTTAGGTAATGCATTTCCTCACAACTATGCAGATGCATGGGATGATGCAAGAGGAATGATGATACTTGACAGAGAAAACAACAAAGAGCCTGAATACCTAAACTGGGAAGATTGTCCTAAGTACAGAACAACCACACTTAGCAAACTTCTTGACCCTAATCAAGACATTATTAAAAGTAATATGTATCTACGTGTTACTATTGATGTTCCAATTAGTTATGAAGAAGCACAATTTATTAAAGAAACGTATATCTCACAACACGGTTGTAGAGAGATTACATTAATCCCGCAAAAACAAGTCGAAGAAATTAGTACAGACTTAGATATTTCAACATTTGAAAGTGTTGACGAAATTGTATCTAAAGAAATTACTGCAATCGACTCAGATAACTTTAACAAGAAAATGCTATTGGACATCTATAACGAACTATGATACGTATTAAAGACCTAACCGTAAAAAACTTTATGAGTGTGGGCAACCAAACTCAGGCTGTTGACTTTAACAAAGAACAATTAACACTTGTACTAGGTGAAAACTTAGATCAAGGTGGCGATGATAACGGATCAAGAAATGGTACAGGTAAAACTACTATCATTAATGCTCTAAGTTATGCATTGTATGGCGTAGCGTTAACAAACATCAAACGCAATAACTTAATTAATAAGACCAACAGCAAAGGTATGTTGGTTTCTCTTGATTTTGAAAAGGATGGAATTGACTATCGTATTGAACGTGGTCGTTCGCCTAATGTACTAAAGTTTTACATTAATAATCAAGAACAAGAGCAGGTAGACGAGTCGCAAGGTGACAGTCGCAAAACTCAAGAAGCAATAAACACATTGTTAGGTATGAGTCATGATATGTTCAAACACGTTGTTGCTCTAAATACCTATACTGAACCGTTTCTAAGTATGAGACAAAACGATCAACGTGCTATTATTGAACAGTTATTAGGTATTACTATCCTTAGCGAAAAAGCCGATGCACTAAAAGATCAAGTACGTCAAACTAAAGATACTATTACACAAGAAACGTTAAAGATTGAAGCAATACAAAGTTCAAATAGTAAAATTGAAGATACTATTACAAACTTGCAGGGTACTCAACGTGCTTGGCTTTCTAAAAAGCAACAAGACGTAGACAAATTAACTAGTGCAATTGATGAATTAGAACACTTAGATGTTAATGTTGAATTAGATGCACACGAAAAATTACAAAATTGGAATGAACACAACAATGCTATTTTGGCTCTTAAAAAAGAACTTAGTACTTTGGAACCAGCATTAGTACGTGCAGAGAAGTCTGTAGAGAAAGCAACTAAAGATATTACAAATCTTGAAGATGCTACATGTTATACTTGCGGACAGGAACTACATGCAGATAAAAAAGCAGAACTCGAAGCACGTAAAGAAAAAGAACTAGATGAAGCAATTGACTATCGATCAGAGATTGCTAAAAAAGTAGATGATGTTACAAAAGGACTTGAAGATATTGGTGATATCAATGGCAAACCTACAACATATTACGAAACAGCAAAAGAAGCATACGAGCATAGACAAAACGTTGATAGTCTTAAGACAGCACTTGAAAATAAAAAAGCAGAAATTGATCCTTATCAACAACAAATTGATGAATTAAACAATACTGCTATGCAAGAAGTTGATTGGTCTGCTATTAATGACCTAACAAATTTTAAAGACCATCAAGAGTTCTTGTTAAAACTATTAACTAACAAGGATAGTTTTATTCGTAAAAAGATTATCGATCAAAACTTAGCATACTTAAACAACAGACTTACATATTACTTAGATAAACTAGGATTGCCACATCAAGTTGTGTTTATGAATGACTTAAATGTTGAAATTACACAACTAGGTCAAGACTTAGACTTTGATAACTTGTCAAGGGGTGAACGCAACAGACTTATCCTTGGCATGAGTTTTGCATTTAGAGATGTTTGGGAAAGTTTATATCAAAACATCAACTTGTTGTTTATTGATGAGTTGATTGATAGTGGTATGGACACAGCAGGAGTTGAAGGAGCATTAGCAGTTCTTAAAAAGATGGGTAGAGAACGACATAAAAATGTTTTCCTTATCTCACACAAAGACGAATTAATTGGTAGAGTTAATCATTTAATGAAAGTTGTAAAAGAAAATGGCTTTACTAGTTATGAAAATGACATAGAGATTGTAGATTAATGATTTTAGATAAAATCAAAGCACGTGGTGATGAACTTGCTATGTTACAAGGACATGATAGGCTACAGTACTTGGTTGATCTAGCAAGAGAAGTTGAACCTTTGAATGAAAAGGACAAAATTGAAGAAAATAAAATAAGAGGATGTGCAAGTAATTTATGGGTGACTGGAAAACAGAACAAAGACGGTACTGTAGAATACAAACACGACGGTGATGCTTGGATTACAAAAGGAACTGCTAAAGTTATTGTTGATCTAGTGAACGGAGAACACAAAAGTTCAATAGCACACTTAACTTTAGACAGTTTTAAACCATTAGGTATAAGAGAATTACTAACAATGCAAAGACAAGTAGGATTTGGTAGTTTAATTGAGAGAATCATAGGTATAGCAAAACATGGATGATACGCACGATCTATTAACAAAAGCATATATGGAGTATTTCAAAGCAAATGAAACTTTTGAAAACCGTGTATCGTACAGAACCCACAGAGCAAGCCGGAAATGGCTCAGAGAAATACGTAAATTGAGTAAATTACGTATGGATGAGATTAATAACAAGTTCAAAACCAAAATAGAGGCAGACAAATAATAGGCATAGGTAAGTAAGTTCATGCAGTGGACTTATGACGGAAAAACAATAGATGAAATACCAGATGAGTACGAAGGCTTTGTTTATCTTATTACCAATACCACTACAGGCCAAAAATACATAGGCAAAAAACTAGCAAAATTTAAAACTACTAAGCCACCACTCAAAGGCAAGAAAAATAAAAGACGCGGCACTAAAGAAAGCGACTGGCGTGATTACTGGGGATCCAGTGATAGACTAAACGCAGATGTTGCACAACTAGGCGAAGACAAGTTTACAAGAGAAATATTATACCTATGTAAAGGTAGGGGCGAAATGTCCTACATAGAGGCAAGAGAACAGTTTGATAGGCGTGT